TAAATCAAGACAAAAAATAGGGCTAATTTTAGGGCCAGAAATAGCCCTAAATAATACCTATAGAGGGGCTATACCTATATGATACCTGATTTATATAGGGTTTAGGGGCATTATGCCCTATTTTTAACTCTCAATATATAGCTAAGAAATTAATTAGACCGGGATTTCACGCATTTTTTATAATAATTAATTAATTGGCCTGGGATTTTACACAATTTTCGTAATTAAATGGTATATCTATTTCAAACCAATGACGAGATTAAACCGTCTCCTATTTGTTTTAGACATACTTTGTGTATTAAATAGAATTATATACCATGATACACAAAACCTAACCAAAACCTAACCATCCGCGGCCATACCTAGGCAAAGTCAAAGCATATACCATAAATATAGTTAAAACTTAACATACAATATTAAGTATATGCTAAATATACTACATGTCTTACCTGTAATGTTTTTGTCTTTATTTTTATTCCTTCTAATACAATTTAATGTGTTATCACCACGTTTTATATGCAGTATAGAATTGACGATATTTTCGTTAATCACTTTATATGCCGTTATACTAATATTAACAAAAGAGGGTGTTTTGAATGATGCAATTCTGCACCGTAAAATTTTATAATTGGGAATATCATAAAAAATTATTTTTAAAAAATAGAAACAAAGTCGTTGTATGAGTTTATACATGAAAAATAAAAGTTTTTTAATTACAATATTATTTAATTATTCGTCTCTTCGTCATCGATAAGACTACATATCTCATCTCTATATTCTTGTTCCGCCTTTTCGTCTTCAATAAGTTGACGTAATTTTTCTTGAATTGAAATATCATTATCTTGAGATTCTTCAAATTCATTATTTGGCATATCAGGGTCAAATATATCACCATGTGTTTCACATAACTCACACGTCTCAGTTGGCAATTCACCAGGTTTATGATTATGCATTGGTATCTCTTTTTTCTTCTTTATAATAGGCCTCTTTTTCTTTGGTTCAACTGGAGATTTATTTCGCATTTTCATATGTAAAGTACAATATTCTTCACCTGGCACACATGGTTTTGTACATTTACTACCCTTTGCAGTCATGGCAGAGCATTGAATCTTGGGCTCTTTTGGTTTTTTGTCCTCTTTTGGTTTCCTTGTCTTTTTAGGCTTTTTTGTTTCTTCAGGTTTCTGTGGACTATTGGGTATAGGATTCATCATGAAAGAATTATTGGATTGTGAAAATCCTTCTAAAAGTTCAATTCTCTCTTCCAATCGTTTATTCATATTCACGAGTGTGTCAATCTTTTCATGAAGAAGTGTATTCGAACTAACAGATGAATTTATAACCACATTTACCTTTTCACGAAGATATACATTCTCTTCCTGTACATTAGTAACCTTTTCGATAAGAGTTTGTAACAATTTATTATTTGAAAGAACACTGTTATTTATTTTATCGATGTGATTGTTCGAATCACGAACGAGACCAATAAGAATATTTTCAATTGTATCAGACATATTTTTATAATTGTATATTTTTTATTTAGGTAAACCAACTTAGGTAATAATACATTTATCTTTTTTGTTCTGTAATTAACATATCTATATTTTTATATTCATCTTCTTTCAGTTCATTCAATGCAAGAAATCTCATTGACGACCCCTGTTTCACTAAAAATTTATCTCCGTGTGTGATTCTTACATACTTAGCTGACACAGTTGCTTTAGGACTCTTCACTAAAGTAAAAACACTATCATCAAAAACGTCACTCGTTTTAAGAACATTATTTCCATCTTTTACTATCCATTCACCCGTTTCAAGTTTCATGAAAAAATCAGATGTACTATTTTCAAATGATACAAACATTATCTTACCAGTATTACCAGAACTTATGTACTCGGTAATATCATTATTATCATCTTCATTAGAATAAATATAATATGAATATTTCTTTATAGTTGGTGCTTCTAACGTAAAACCAGTAGTATTAGGTTTATATTCATATGTTATAGGTTCCGTGATATCCAAAGACATGGTTAAATCATCTGGTGATATATTCACTATATCGTCGCCACCATATAAAACAAATGGTTTTTTACTACCATAATAAACTTTTAACATTATCTTATTTTCACCTATAACGTCATATAAACCGTCTGAATTTTCGTTATTAAAAACAATTTTTAATCCCTTTTTAGAATCTGTAAAATAAGCCGAATCTTCTTCATTTCTCGATTCTTTTGTTATTACGTGTTTCAATTCCCCGTCAACATAACGTTCAATATCCATTTGTGTAACCTTACCAAAACCATCACTGTTATCCCATTTTAATTCCATGGTTACATTTTTAGATAATTCTGCATTACTAACCGATGACGCCCCCGTATTATATTCGATAATATACCCTTCAATTTTCGTTTCACTAACCGGTGAAATAGTTTTAAACTGCGACACATTTTCTATTGAAGCATATACCTGTTGAACAGGTGCCTGAGTTGGAGTTGGAGTTGGAGTAGGACTAACCAAGCTCTCAAAATAAGCCTCTTCTTCCTCTTCAGGTTTGGGAAGACTTTTTTTAATTTTATCTTTATTTTTATTTTTATTTATTATAAAAAAAGCACCGGCTAATAATAAAATTATTAAAAGTATCTCGATAAAATCCATATCTTTTAATAATAGTATATATTTTTTTTACTATTAATTCCTTCTTCTTGAAAAACGACGAGCTGGACTTCCTTGACTTCTTCCACCAATTACAGTGGAATTAAGAGATGGTCTTCGCAAATCGGGTGCCCTAATCATTCCCAAATTGGGTGATCTTGAACCAATCCTTGGTCTTGCGGCAGCAGCTGCCGCAGCAGCTGCTATTGCGGCGGCTTCCTCTTCTGCCTTTTTCCTAGCGGCTTCAGCTTCTTCGGCGGCTTTTCTTTCAGCTTCAGCTTTTTCGGCGGCTTTTCTTGCAGCTTCAGCTTCGGCTCGAGCTTTGGCTTGAGCTTCTTCATCAAGACATTTATCAGACACAAACACACCAGGTTCAGTACATCCAACAATATGAATATCTTTTGTAGGGTCATTACTATTACCTGTCTGTGGACTTAATGCCACAAAATCATCAAGATTTTCTCGAGTCCAACATTTTCCAGGTTTACCATTTTTGGATTCCGAGTGATATATAGTTTGCATACCCCATGCTAAATGTCCCAAATCTTGTGCTCTTTTTTTACAATCAAGATACGTACTTACATCATTTTGCCAATTTTGAGAAGTATTAGGACCAAAAACACCATATTGCATACCATGGTCATCTAGTCCTTTCATAGATGGTACACCTGTATAACTCGATGAAGCATCCGCACGACAATCAATGTTTTCATGGTATTTCACACATTCGTCATATTCTTTACAATGGAATGGATCATTTTCACATGTCGCATATGGTTGAGAAGGGGGTTCTCGATCCCATACATATGGGGGTGTTTGATCTTTTGTAGATTTAAGATCTTTACATAACCTTTCTCTTCTATATTCATGTGCACTTAGTTTTTTATGCCATCTCATACAATCGTCAAAATGTCGGCATTTTGTTGGGTCATCTTTACACGCATCAAAATATTCTTCTCTTTTCCTAGCCGCCTCGTCGGCAGCCTCTTTCGCAGCTCTTTCGGCAGCAGCTCTTTCGGCTTCTCTTGCAGCTTCTTCATTTTCTGCCTTTATCCTAGCAGCTTCAGCTTCTTCAGCAGCAGCTTTTGCAGCTGCTTCCTCTTCCGCCCTTTTCCTAGCGGCTTCGGCTGCAATGGCTGCTTCTTCAGCAGCCTTTCTCGCAGCTTCCTCTTCAGCCGCCTGTCTCGCAGCTTCAGCTTCGGCCGCCTTTCTTGCAGCTTCCTCTTCAGCCGCCTTTCTCGCAGCTTCAGCTTCGGCAGCTGCTTTTCTTGCAGCTTCCTCTTCAGCCGCCTTTCTCGCAGCTTCGGCAGCGGCAGCTTCCTCTTCCGCCCTTTTCCTAGCGGCTTCGGCTTCCTCTTCAGCGGCTTTTCTCGCAGCTTCTTCTGCGGCTCTTCTCACAGCTTCAGCTTCTTCGGCGGCTTTTCTCGCAGCTTCTTCTTCGGCCTTTTTCTTAGCAAGAGCTTCTATATTATCTCTTCTGACTTTGGCGAGGAAAGCGGCTTCAGCTTCCTCTTCAGCCTTTTTCCTAGCAGCTTCTTCTTCTGCCTTTTTCTTAGCGGCGGCAGCGGCGGCAGCTATTGCGGCGGCTTCCTCTTCGGCCCTTTTCCTAGCGGCTTCCTCTTCTGCAGCTTTTCTTGCGGCTTCAGCGGCGGCTTCCTCTTCTGATCTTTTCCTAGCGGCTTCCTCTTCATCTCTTACTTTCTTCTTTTCTTCGTATATTTTCTTATAATATTCATCGTCGTCATATATATTCACATCAGTATTTGGATCCGGATCATCACTGAAAGACATACCAACTATCTCAGTTTTTTCTTTTCTAGGCCATACAATCCGTTTAATTTCTCTATCTTTAGCTGGACATTCTTCACCTTCACCAATTTTAGGTATCTTCACATTATATTGCCAAAATTGACAATTATACACACCAGGTGTTGATGGAATACAATCAAATACTTCTGAACCACTTGTAAATCTATTTTTCTTAACTTTATCATATTCACCTCTACAATCATTATTCCCATCGTATTCTTTTGGTTCAAATAGTCTAACATCACCCGAAAAATCATCCTTTGTAAATGAAAGTGTTTCTGTAAATAACAAATTTTCTGGTTTTATTTCGTTATAATACAAATCCACTATATTATCACCAATAATACGTTCATCAAAATCCTTTTTATCTATAATATTTAAATAAACATCTGTAAAATCCTTAAAATGGTCTTCGTTTTTATCAACCATTCTATGGATTTCATCCCCGTTTTTATCTTTTATTACTAGGATCCATTCTGATACAATATCATTTACACTCGCTCCATTTTTCCATGAAAATTTAAGATCATCTATCACATATTCTTCTTTTTTACAATTTGGTATTTTATACCATAGTAAAATGATAAATAGAATGATAGAAGCCACCAGAAGAACAATTTTTGAACGATGTAGTGGTATCATTTTATATATCACAAGATATTAATTTATATATTTTTTTAGTTTACGCCTGCTTTTCTTGAGGTGCGGCAGGGCGGTTTCGTGGAAGAAAGTTGTAGAGAATTCCACCCATGATGAGCATGAGTGCGAGACCCATTCCGATTGCTTGATAGTCCATTTTTATTTTGTTATACTATAGTAATATAAAAAAAATGCGGCCTGTAACATCGGTATTATTTGAAGCACTTCTCATAGGTATTTGTTTATTTAGTGTAGAAAAAGGTATGACGAAATTTATTTACAAAGGTGCAGGTAATTTAATAATTGCAGGCGCTTTAGTACATTTAATATTTGAATATTCACCACTGGGTAACCTCAATGAAAAATGGTGTAAAATTATATTTGAAAATGATATTGATTCAATTAAAAATTTATAAGTTCGTCTATGATACTTGTTTTATCGTATTCTAATTCTTTTAATTCTTCTGATAATTCATTATACTTTACATCTATATCATCATTATAGTCTTCCAAATATTTTTTGAAAAAAATATGAGGTGGACCAACATCATACCCCGCATCTAAAAGTGCGTCAATGGTATATACATGTAAATTAATACCAACTCCTCGTGCATACCTTTTCACAGCCTCTTTACGAATAAAACTCGTTATGTTTCGTCTATGTTTAAGTTTTTCCATTCTCTTCAATGTTATATGTATTGAACGATTTACTTCAATAAGTTCATCTTCTAATTCCCTGTCTCGTAATATATCGGGTATTTGTGTTGTTCGTATAGGTGGTAAGTCCACATGCACAAAATCTCCACGACGCGATTGTATAGGTGAAGGAGCAACTGTATCATATCTCACAAGATCATCAATTATAGTTTCGGGTGACTCGTTTTCAATAGGTGGAAGTTGAGGAGTACGCGGGGTAGTTGAAAATGGTGGTACTGTTATGTTTTCAATAACACGACGAATCATAAATTCTTCGTCATCACTTTCGTCAGAATCACAATCAATATATTTGATGTAATCATGTATCTTTTTTATAGAATTACACATTTTAAGATAATCACCTTCAGAAATTATCTTAGAATTGAGGTCTATGACTTGCATTAAAGATGTAAGGTCTTCCATAATTTATATTAGAAATGATATTTTTTATTTAGTTTTATTACAACTTAGGTTTGTTATTTTTTTTAAAAGTAAAAGAGCTTCTACAGCTTCTCCAATTTCACGATGTTTTACACAAAACCCGTTTTTTCCTTGACGACAGAGACAATTTTCGTATAAACAATTAGGACGCATTTTCTTAATTATATAGATATAATAGTGTATACTTAGGTGTTTATTTATCCTCATCGGGTTCAGTTTCATATTCACTTTCATTATCTAAATCATCGATATTATTCGGTAAACTATCTTGTAATTTGTCATAATTTGTATAATATTTGATTTCATAATCATCTAAGAAATCATCAAGTGATATTTTATCATTTACATCATATTCGTTATTAAGGTAATTTTTCCAAAATTCAAGATTCTTTTTTGTGATTTTATTTGGAAAAAGTTCAACGGAAAATTCCTCACCATTTTTATAATTAATTTCTTTAAGAATTTCCTTTTCACTTTCAAGGTATATATCAAAAAAGTGTTCTAAAACACCAATAGGTTCGGGTTCGTAATAAAAATTAATAAATTGAGCTTGACCATAAGATGTATCAATTTTTGTTTTAGAAATACCAATATAAGCTATAAAATTATATGTATTCGGGGGAATAAGATGTTGAGGGTATCCAAATTCGGCGCGTAAAGCATATACTCTACATGGTTCACCTCTTAAATTTGAAAATAATTCATTTACATCATAAAGTTCTATAATAGAAGTACAGTTTTTAAGAAGTTCAAGAGTGAGACTCATAGTATATTATATTACATATTAGTTGCTAAGTTTTAAGTCCATATCTACATTGAATGCATTATAAAGTTCCGTCCAATCAACACTCCCATGAAGATTATATTTTTCAACAAATTGCAAAAGAGTTTTTTGACATTTAAATTCATTCTTAAAGTAATTCATCCAAAACTCTATCCAGTCACTTGAAATTTGCCGTGGGACAATCATTGTACCCAATTCATCTTTTTCCAACATCCGTAACGCTGGTTCAAGAATACCCATTCGAGTATTATTTTCATATTTTTCCTCATACATAAAATCGATTATATGAAGTTTATCATTAAATGCAGATATACCAACATATGCAATATGATGAAGGTCTTTGGGATTACATTCATGTGGAAAATTGTGTTTTGGTCTAATACCATACACTTGAGAAGGTGTACCCAATGCAAATTTATCGGTTCTAAAACTCGAAAAAACACCGTCAAGTTTATCGAGTCTTTCAAGAGTAACAGTTTGTTTCGTAAGTTCGTAAATGAGAGAAGACATTTTGTATTTTAATTATTATAACTGATCTATATCACTTAGGTCTTCACTGTACATTAATATTTCCTCGGCTACAATTTGATAAAATGCCACTTTATACGATAAAAATCCAAATAATGTTGCCCCCATATTAAAATCGAATGGTAAATCTACTGTATTCCACATAGATTCTGCTAAAGCGAGACATGTCGGTACGAGTAGCCGTTTATTCAAACCAGGTAATCTTTCTATATTGTCAACATACGAAGAAAGTGAATTAACATAAATATAAGACGCGACTGTTCCTAAACTCGCGGAAACACCGTCAACTGGTGTATGAAAAATAAAATGATATGTTGAAACGGCGGCACCGTATTGCAAAGTTGACTTTTTAATTTTATCTTTTATACGTTCATATTCCGCTAAACCTTCTTTACGTTTAGTGGGGCACGATATTCTAATGGTTTTAGTATTTGGATTTATTATACTCAACATTACAATTTAATTATTATATATCTATACCTTTAATAATATAGTTTTCATCTTGAAAATATTTTTTCTTAAATGCACGCTCTCTACTTTTAAATCTCCCAATTCTAATTGTTGATGTATCTATACGTTGCTCAATTCTATACAATTCATCTTTATTTCTCCATTTATCACCAAAAAGAGATATATATTTCATTTCAAGTCTCTGTATATTTAACTCTGTAATGAGATGTTGATAAAGAATAAGTGAATAAGAGTCATATGTCTGACGTCTGAAATCTTCCTGACTATATTCTTCGCGCGCAAGTAATTGCATGCGTTCGTATAAATCATTCGCATACGGTTCATTATTATAAATTAATTGGACTTCTTTTTCTCTATTAAACCATTGTTTTGAGTATTTTAATTGAGAATCATGAATTGTTTCTTCTTTTAGTTCTTCGCGCATTGATGAAGGGGATGGACGTTTTTTCACACCCATACACTTCACAACTTTACGACGATTTTTAGGCGCTAAACACGTTAAAGTTCGGGTATGCGATGTACATTTCATTTTATTTAATATAAATATTTAATTCTTTATCTTAGATTACAGTCCCGTCGGGAATAGTTGCATCTTTACAAATTATAACTATATAATCCTTGATTACCCAACCACGTTCTTCATTACTCAAATCTTCTTCCACATTTTTTGAATTGGTTATATAACACCGAGCTCCTATACGTGCATTCTTATCAACTATAGCATTCCTTATGGTAGTTCCCTGACCAACGCCTATAGGCATAAAACAATCATATTTTAATCTACACTCTTCTTCATTTTCATAATAATCTGCACCCAATAATAACGTATCCTCAATTGTACAATTTTCTGAGATGGAAGATCGTAAACCAATTACAGAATTTTTAATTTTTGATTTATGAATGTAACATCCATCACCGATAGTACTTTTTAATACCTGAGAACCTAACATTTTTGTAGGTGGTAAAAACCTCAAAGAAGTATAAATAGGTGCATCAACATCATAAAATGAAAATGGTGAATCATCCTCATTACATTGTAAATTCGCATTATAAAATGATTTAATTGTACCTATATCTTCCCAGTAATCATCGTGAATATAAGATTGAACATGCATACCCATACTCGTAGCATGTGGTATAATTTCTCCACCAAAGTCCATTTTATCTTCACAGTAAATGGTTAATAAATCTTTCATAATCTTAGCAGAAAAAACATAAACGCCCATAGACGCAATGTAAGGCTTTGTTTCGTTAGAAATAAGGGAATCAGCTAAAGTAGAAAAATCCACAGCCATTCTCAATAAATCATCACCTTTTGGTTTTTCTGCAAAATCTATTACTCGTCCATTTATATCAATCTTCATTAAACCAAACGATCCTGCTTTATCTTCGTCTACCGGAATTGCTGAAACTGTAATATCCGCACATGTTCGACGATGGTGCATAATAAGAGATTTATAATCCATTCTATACAGATGATCCCCGGATAAAATAAGATATTCATCACACCCAGAATCATTAAAAAGCCATTGGTATTGTCTAACAGCATCTGCAGTACCTTGAAACCATGTCTTATTATCTTGAGACTGTTGTGCAGCTAAAACCTCAACAAACCCAGATTTATAATAAGATCCCATACAGTTATACGCCCTTGAAATATGTCTATTGAGAGATGCAGAATTAAATTGTGTTAAGCAGTAAATCTTATTAATATCACTATTAATACAATTAGACACGGGTATATCAATCAAACGATAATTCGCCCCGAGCGGTACTGCCGGTTTAGCACGCTTCTCCGTTAAGGGATACAAACGCGTACCTTGACCCCCACCTAAAATTATAGACAAAACATTATCCATAGTCGTTGAAATTTCACATTTCTCAATACCATTTTTGGCGATAGAATCAATACGTCTTTTTATTTCATCAAATTCCAAATCGTAATTATCGTTTATTAATGTATACCCATGTTTTCCTCCATTCATTATTGATACAACAGTTGGTTTCGATTTACGCGTTTTAGAAACTGTCTGGTTCTCCCCATTTTTCTCTCCATTTTCTGACCAAGTTTCCGAGTCGTTCTGTTGAGAAGCGCGAACTTTGTTTGTTTTTCCGAGGCGCCCCCGGACACTCGCGATTTTGCGATTCGTATGTATTAAGTTTTTCCCATATAAGTCTTTGCATGTCTTCTGGGAGGTCGTTTGTCGCTTGACAATACGAGAGTTTATAGTCGTACGTGTGTAAGGCAATGTAATCGTCCATTTCATTATATTTTATTTGTTTAATAAATTATTTATACTTTAAGTACTTAGGTCTATAATGAGCAAATGTTTTATCGTGTTTATTATATTCTAATATAACCCGTTCACCAGCATCATTTTCTGTAATAATTCTAGAATTAGTATTTTCAGGTGATATCATTATATTATTATACAAGGAGTCTTTGGATATATTATGCAAGGGGCCTTTGGATATATTATCTAAACTAGATTTACTAGATTTACTAGATTTACTAGAATGTAATAAACGACATACACTGTTATAGAATGTATACATACTGTTATTAATTCAATTTATTTTTTTATATACTAAATACAAGATGGTTTCACTCCAGGAGTTACCTAAAAAGATTCAGTACATAACAATAGATTCAAATTTTGTAAATGGTACGAATAATACATTCTCCTTTGATTTAAACCTTGAATCAAATACTCATGTATCAGATATAAATAAAGTATGTGGTTTAAAAGTCGTTGATTTCTACGTAACACAAGTGGGTGTATCTGGTGGTGGTACAGGTAATGGTGCAAAATATATAGATATTGTATGCGATGATATACCAAAAACGGCACAAATTCTAAATGAACGAAAAGGGCAAATATTTACACGTATACCTTTAGAAAGAATATTTGATGGTTCAAGTAATTTTAAAATACAAGATAAACAATGGAAATCTTTTAATAGACCAACGTCTTTATTTAACCCCATATCCATCCAGCAGCTCAATTTTGAAATATATGAACAACAAGGTGACGGGGATTATGTAAAACTACAACCTGATTCTGAATGGTTCATGACACTAGAAGTAACAACTATAGACGTTAAGGAAAAACCTATAAATAGAGAAGTTCAAATTTTAGAAGCTATACATAAACTTATCGGGAAGATAGATGAACTCAACATAAATGTTGAAAAACTTCCAGATAAACATGATATCGAAAAAATGGAAAAAGAAAAAAAGAAAAAATACCCATTACGATACTTGGTATTATTTATAACGCTCATCGTAGGTGGGTTCATTTTTGTTAAAAACAAATTTACGCCTTCGGTTCCGCAGCCTTCTTTTTAACGACACGTTTAACCGTCTTTTTTGGGGCTTCTGGAGCTGGAGCTGGAGCTGGAGTTGGAGCTGGAGTTGGAGCTGGAGTTGGGGCTGGAGTTGGAGTTGGGGCTGGAGTTGGGGCTGGTGAAACTACACGTTTAGTAGCATTAGCTGCTTCTGTGGCTCTTCTCAATTTTTCGTTGGGATGCATTGTATAATATATATAAAGGAAATATTATCTTTAAATTAAATGTTATTCATTGGCCCAACTCTCCTGAGTGGAATAGGTCAACATTGTAAAAAATATATGAACCTCTTTCCTGAAAGTCGATATATACAAGTACAGGAAGATATACCAAATTGTGAAAAGGCTTTTATATTTGCTTTACCTGTTCAGTATTGGTTGGATAGAATACCAGAAATCAAACGTAAAATTAAACATGTAACATGCATGACCGTATGTGAAACGGAAACGGTACATGAAGATTATGGAAAACTTTTCAAACTATTCGATAAAATTGCTGTACCGAGCGAATTTTGTAAAAGAGTATTTAAAACCCAATTTCCTGAAACTGAATTTTATGTTATACACGCTCATATACCATATAAGAAACCGTATACATTTTACCATATAGGTAACGTTTATGACCCAAGGAAAAATTTTAATAAAATTCTAGAAACATTTATTCGAATGAATAAACCAAATTCAAAACTTCTCATAAAAGCAACGTGTAATCAACCGTTTAATATAAACATACCAAATATCGAAGTTGTAAATGGACTTATTTCAGATGAAGAAATGGAAAAGATACACGCTCTAGGTGATTGTTATGTAAGTTTTTCAAGTTCTGAAGGTGTTGGTATGGGTGCAGTTGAAGCTGCTTTACGAAATAAACCCGTTATTATAACAGATTATGGAGGTGCACCAGAATATATTAAAACACCATATACAATAGATTGCGAACTTCAAAAATTAACGAAAGATGATTTTCTATTTAAGGCAGGTATGCAATGGGGAAAACCAAATGAAAAACAATTGATGGAATATATGGAAGATGCATATAACAAAAAAATAAGGTATATGGATCATCCGAAAACTCGAATGTTAACATGTAAAGAAAATGTATTACATGAATTCGTCACTAATATAATTGGTGAGGTAAGTGATGATACCAGCCAAAATAGCACCGGACATGAGTGATCCTCTCTGAGCTATAAGCATGGCGACAATATCGTCTATGAATTTAACATTAGTTGGTTTTTTAAGAAGTTCTGGTACTATTTTTGAGATTGCAAGATAAAGAGCCATAGATATTATTACGGGTCTAAGCGTTTCCTGGTCTAACATTTATAATATAGAAATATTTAATTCTGGCTTCGTTCCTAATACTTGATCATCTATTCTATGTTTTTTACAGTATTTTCCACATACAGCTTTAAAAGAACATTTCTTCCCTGATAAAGTAAATGCTTGACATATATTTTTATTTTCTATATTTTGATTATCTGGTGCAGTTTCTAAAACTTTGATAGGTCTTGTTTTCTGACATTCAATTTTCTTTTTTCTCATTTTATCTATAATAGTCGCCATTTCATCATGCGTCTTATTTGCAACATTTAACCTTTTTGATACATTTAAACAATCATCATATGTTTCAAGTGATGTTTGACGTCTATTTATCAAAATAGTTTTTCTATCAGTAAATTGTTTACCCTTGACACAGGGAAGTAAAAAATCGTTAGTCATTTTTTTATGTTTGATATTATTAATACCCACTTAGGTTAGTAAAAATGCAGTTTATTACCAAAAATAATAAAAAGAAACAGAATCCAAAATGTAAAAAATGTAAAAAGCCTACAAATAAGCTTCATAATACATGTTGGGATTGTCATTTGAAAAATGAAATGAAAAAACTAATAATAAGAGAAATAGGACGTACTAAAAAATGGGAACAAAATTACAAAAGTGCTACAACGTATAATAATTTTAATAAATTACTCGAAACTTCTACATCAGAAAAACAATTGAAAAGGGCTTATAAAAAGGGTGTTTTAAAAATACATCCAAATAAAGGTGGAAATTCTGAAAAATTCGTAAATTTTAAAAATTTATACAATAAAAAATTAAGTAACTTTTAACATTCATTTGTTTTATTTTCACAATTACTAATAAAAGATGTGGTTGTTATTTATAAAAAAACTTAAACGAACATATAGCTTCACTTTAGGTGAATAATATAAAAGATAAAAACTTATACTTTATAAATGTATCTTAAATGGACATCAGAATGTTATTTATGTGAATGTCCTTTAGATCCTCATATAAACACAAAAAACGCAGAAGAACGTATTATTATTCGTGAATTTAGGAAATTACGCCCAATTTTCACTGTTAATAATGAATTATATTTAAAATTTTTCGATATGACAATACAACGAGTATGTTATGCATGTTATTTAAATTCGTATAATAAAATCCATCCGTCATTTTTTAGAGACCGTGAATGTGGTCGCATAAAAAATATATTTCCACAACCCAAGTCAAAAACAAAAGAGGAATTATTATATTGGTACGAAGACCTAAAAAGATACTTAAGTAAAAGACTATATACATAATAAAATGAGTGAAAGTATTCAAAAACTCACACACGTGGAACATATTTTAAAACGCCCGGATTCATATGTTGGACCAGTTTCACGTGTAGCCGAACCATATTGGATATATGAAAATGACATCTTTGAAAGGAAAAATGTTATATATTCACCGGCACTTTTAAAAATATTTGATGAAATATTAGTAAATGCAATTGATCGCAATTCCATGTATCCTAAAAATGTATCTTCACTCGGGGTTTCTATAGACGTGTCATCGGGCGAAATCACAATTGAAAATAACGGACCCCTTGGTGGTATATCTGTAAAAATGCACGAAAAGGAAGGTATATGGAATCCAGAATTAACATTCGGGCATTTACTTACAAGTACAAATTATGATGATACACAAAAACGTGTTGTTGGGGGACGTAATGGGTACGGGGCTAAACTTACAAACGTTTATTCAACAAAATTTTCTATAAAAATAAAAGATAGTGAAAACAAGTGTATATATACACAAGAATGGTCTAATAATATGAAAATATGTGGTACCCCAAAAATAAAGAAATACTCGGGTTCGACATCAAGTGTTTCTATTTCTTTTATACCCGATTGGAAAAGATTTGGTATGTCTAAAATGGATAATTCTATATACAAAATATTTGAAAAACGGGTTTATGATGCAAATATATGTACGACACAGAACTGTAAAGTTAAATTTCAAGGAAATCCTTTACCGAAATGCACGTTTGCAAATTATTGTAAAATGTATACAAAAACCGATGAAATATGTATGTTTACGAGTGATAGATGGTCTGTATGTATTGCACCTTCAGATGATGGATTTGAACATGTATCATTTGTAAATGGTATATGTACAATGAAAGGTGGTTCCCATGTCGATCACGTGTCTGGTATACTCGCAAATGGTATTATTGAAGATATGGCAAAAAAGATAAAACTTAGACCACAACAAGTAAAAAATGCATTTTTTATTTTTGTAAAGGCTACACTCGTAAACCCGATGTTTAGTAGTCAAGTTAAATCTGAGTGCACCCTTAAACCACAGGATTTTGGAAGTAAGTTCGACCCACCGAAATCTTTTATTAAAAATATTCTGAAAACTGGTATACAAGATGAACTACTCGCATTATCAAAGTTTCGAGAAATGAAAGAACTCAAAAAAACCGATGGTTCACGTAAATCAAAAATAACAGGTATACCAAAACTCGATGATGCAAATAAAGCAGGTACACAACAGTCAAGTAAATGTACTCTTATAATAACAGAAGGTGATTCTGCAAAAACATTGGCAATTTCAGGTCTTTCTGTAGTTGGTAGAGATTATTACGGTGTATTTCCTCTTAGAGGTAAATGTAAAAATGTACGAGATGCAAGTGTAAAACAACTCACAGAAAATAAAGAATTTAACGATCTTAAAAAGATTTTGGGTCTCCAACAAGGTAAAGTATACACATCATTATCAGAACTTCGTTATGGGAAACTTATGATAATGACAGATGCAGATAATGATGGGAGTCATATAAAAGGATTAATACTTAATATGATTCACTATTTCTGGCCAAGTTTATTGAATTTGAAATTTGTAGTGAGTATGGTAACCCCTATAATAAAAGCAACAAAGGGTTCAGAAACGAAATCATTTTATACAGATTCATCATTTAGACAATGGTATGGAAACGGAAAACATAACTGGAAAATAAAGTATTATAAGGGTCTTGGTACGTCTACATCTGCAGAAGCACGTGAATATTTCAAAAAAATAAAAGATTTAACAGTGCAATTTGATACAGATAAACAAATGGATGACTCTATAATATTAGCATTTGATAAAACAAAATCTGATTTGCGTAAAACATGGTTACTTGAAAGTAGTGAAAAAAAATCTTCTGAACTCGAAATACCATATGGCAGTGTCAATCGTCTTGGTGTTTCTGATTTTATTCATAAAGATCTCGTAAACTTTAGTCTTGCCGATTTGAAAAGATCAATCGCTCATGTATCAGATGGTTTGAAACCTTCACAGAGAAAGGTATTATATGCATGTTTTACAAAAAATCTTACAAATGAAATGAAGGTCGCACAATTAGCAGCATATGTTTCAGAAAAAACGTCATATCATCACGGTGAAGTATCTTTAGCGGATACAATTGTAAAATTAGCCCATAATTTTACTGGTTCAAACAATATTAATTTACTCGAACCATGTGGTCAATTTGGAACAAGACTTATGGGTGGTAAAGATGCGAGTCAAACTAGGTATATTTTTACAAAACTTACTAAAAATGCAAGAATACTTTTTGATCCAAAGGATGATCCGATATTAAAATATCTTGACGATGACGGAAAGCAGATAGAACCAGAATATTATGTACCTATTCTACCAACCGTTTTAGTAAATGGAACCGAAGGTATAGGTACAGGTTTTAGTTCTTATATACCTCCATTTAATCCATCCGATATTAAACAAAATATTGAACGTATAATTTCTGGTAAAGATGTTATTCCTATGAAACCATGGTTTGATAAATTTAATGGTCGTGTATTCAGTAATGAAGATAATTTATGGATTACAGAAGGTGTATGGAAATGCTCTGATAAAAATATATTGATTACCGAACTACCACCTGGAAGATGGACTCAGGAATACAAAGAATATTTAGATACACTTGTCGAAAAAAAGAAAATTGCAAGTTATGTAAATAATAGTACAACTGAAAACATTAACTTTGAAATTATGGGGTATACAGGTAATGATGTTGTAAAAGATTTTAAACTCCAAAAAACGTTTCATGTGTCAAATATGCATTTATTTCATCCAGATAAGGGTATTCATAAATACACAAGTCCAGAAGAAATACTAACTGACTTTTTTGATATAAGAACAAAAACATACGAGAAAAGAAAAATACATCTTATCAATAGTTTAAAAAATAAAGTTAAAAAATTGGAAAATACTTCAAGGTTTGTTGACATGGTTATACACGAAAAACTAATTGTTTTTAAACGTAAACGCTCCGAACTCGAAAAGGAAATGGAAAAGATATTTGATAAAATAGATAATTCGTATGAATATCTCCTAAATATCAAAACATATCAGTACACTCATGAAGCCGTACAAAATCTCAGGGAAGAAACCATGAAAACGAAAACTGAACTCGAAACACTGCAAAGTATGTCATGTATTGATATGTGGAAAAGGGATTTAAAAATATATAAACATTAAGTAGTATAGTATGTGTGATACATCTGGTCCAAATACAGGTGCTATCATATCACTTAATGCCATTGGTAAACAGGATACATACCTTTTAGAAGATGATCCTGACCATTCTTTCTTTAAGTATAATGTAAAAAAACATTCAAATTTTACAAAATTTCATAAAAGTACAACAATCAGTAAACCAAGTACATCTTCATCATCGTGGCCTTTTGGTGAAACTATAAAAGTTACACTTAATCCTAGAAATATGGGTGATCTTTTATCAAACATGTATGTATCATTTCAATTACCAGGTTTAACTGGTAATGATAGCTATTATGCAGACCAGATAGGTAGACATATTCTTAAAACTGTAACTATGCGTGTTGATGAAACAGTTGTTGAAATATTCCATGGGGATTGGGGTATTATATATGATGAATTATATTTAGATGAATCTGAAAAAAGAACAAAAAGATACACTTTAAATAGAAATAATGCTGAAGATACATCATTAACTACCAATAATCAAATTTTAACACAACAAAATTCACATGTATTTATACCTATACCACTTTTATTTTCACGTAAATATGAAAGTGATGAATATGAAACAAATAAACCAAATAGACCTTATTTTCCAACGTGTGCTATACATAAACAAAAACTGGAATTTATATTTGAATTCCATAAACAATCATTTTTTACAAATGAAACAGATACACTATCATTAAATAACTTCGATATAGTCACGGAAGAAATAACATTAGAACCAAGTGAGCGTATGTATATTGCAGGTAAAAAACACATTTTAATTACAGATATAGTTAAAAAACATCCAACATTGGACATAGATGCCGGTACAATAAACGCCAAACTTGAACTTATACCACAAACACCAGTCAAAACACTCAATTGGTTTTTTAGACAAAAACCATTTGAAGATGAAAATACATACGAGGGTGGTACCACTTTACGTTCAAATGTATTCGCTAACAGATATAATTTCTCATCAAATGTCGAATATTCTGTAATAAGTGAATTCTATAATCCACCAATGGAAAAGGCTAAAATATTTGTAAACGGAGAAGATATGCCAAATATACAAAATTGCAAGCATAACTATTACAAATATATCGTTCCATTCACAAGTCGTCTATCAAGACCATTGCGTAATATTTACACATATGCATTCTCGATGAATCCGATTAATGTGGAACCATCGGGAATGTTAGATTTTAGCCAATTACAATCAAATAGAACTGTTTTAGATGTCACCATGAAAGAAGGTCTCACAAGTGATTATACTTTACATTTATACTATGTCGGTTACCAAACATTTATTTTTGAAAACGGGGTAATGACACTTGTTTAGAAAAAAGCGCATTTTTATGATCGTGGATATACTCAATTATATTATTTTTTATACACCATCTTATGAAATTCAACTGTGCTACAGTAGTATGTATTTCATCAGGTGTACCTGGTACGTGATACGATATCTTAGATGATCTACAAAACGGATCAAATAATTTTTTACTATACCCATCTAAACTTGATTTATATGCACAATGTA